CTGGCATTGAAGCAACTCCAGTAATTGTGATACCAAATCCAACCACATCAACTTGCACAGTGAGTATTGAAAATTCCGATGTGAGTCCAAGTCTAAAATGTGAGTATTATGATGATGATACAAGTTCTTGGGTAAACATCAACACAACAAGCGGAATATTTACAACATCTTTGGTGGACTCAGGTGGTAGTAATCCTCACGTTTGGACATATACAATAAATTTAAGTCCATCAGCAGATTTGCCAACATGGGGAAATAGAGAATTTAAAGTTGAACTAGCAGAAGAGTTTGTAGATGGAAGCAAAAATGTCTTAGTTATGAATGCTCTCCCCTTTGAATTTCATACAAATTTAGGATTTCCTCCAGCACCGGGATTCATAGATCAACCAGAAAATGTTTCTTTGACTCCAACCGGAGCAAGTTTTACAACTCAATTCAAAGCATATAACTCTTCCATAAGAGACAGTAGTTGGCAATATAGTGATAATTACGATGTTTCAAGTCCAGGGACTGCAACTTGGACCAATATTTATAATACTGACTTAGGAATGAATGTTTTCATGGCCATGTCATCAGGAGATATACTAAAGTATGGAGGCGGAGGTGGATTCGGTTTGTCAGACACACGACTTACGTCTACCTTAGAAGTAAGTGATTCTGCTTATGTGCCGGGAAGAAAATACAGATTCAAAGCTGTAGCCGTGTAATTAAATAAAAACCTACCTAATCTAATTTGGGTAGGTTTTTTTATTTAATTACAAAATATATACTTATTATTCAGGCAACAAAAATTTTTAGGTAACACTAGCAATGAATGATGCGGTTATAGTGAGTGACATACATTTAGGCAGTTCCGTTTGTCAATCAAAAAAAATATTAGATTTTTTAAGGCACATTGAAACTGGCGGTGTTGAAACAAAAGAAATTATAATCAATGGAGATTTGTTTGATAGTTGGGATTTTAGAAAGCTTCGCGGTTCTCATTGGAAAGTTTTATCTAAAATGAGAAGTCTTTCTAAAAAAAAACATATTGTGTGGATAAATGGTAATCATGATGGTCCGGCAGAAATAATATCTCATCTAATTGGCGTTGATTTTGTAGACGAGTACATTCTTTATAGTGGAAATAAAAAAATATTAATTTTACATGGTGATAAATTCGATAAATTTATAGTAGATCATCCTATTTTCACAAAGATAGCAGACGTAATATACAGAACCATACAAAAGATAGACACTAGTTTTTATTTAGCAAAATTGGCCAAAAGAAGCAGCAAAACATTTCTAAGATGTTCTGAGCAAATTATGGAAAAAGCCAAGATTTACGGAGAGAGTAAAGGAGTTGATATGGTGTGTTGTGGTCACACTCACATGATTATGGAAAATAAAAAAGATAAGGTTTGTTATTACAATAGCGGCTGTTGGACGGAGAATCCTTGTCATTATATATTAATTAATAATGGCCAGGTCAGCATAGATCAGTTTTGAAATTCGCTAACAAAATCTTAATAATTACGCATAGATATAATAAAAGAGGGAATTTTATGCAAAATTTTAAATTATTTTTAAGATGCTTATTTTTTGGATGTTTTACTTGTTGGATGGTAGTTTCCATGATAAGCACAGAGTTGGAAATACTAACTAACAGTAGTTTTTCTGAGGCTATGGCCAGAGATATTCATTATGGCTATTTGAGTGTAAGATTATTTTATGAAAACATATTTTACATATCGATAATTTCTTTTTGTTGGGGATGTTTGATAGGATTTTTTTGGAAGCCTAATACATTTAATCCTTGATATTTAAATATCTAATCCACATAATCCTAATGATTGGGACTAATATTTCTATAGTGATTATTCCAATTAATATTAATTGCATTTTATTTTAAATAAAAAAACCCACCCAAAATTAATTGGGTGGGTTTTGCTTATTGCCTTATCAAGCACCAGTTGCGATTAGATCGACAATTGAATGCTTTGTTAAAGTGGTCTTGCTTGAGTTCTTCGAATTCTTCGAAGTAGAACAAACTTGACCTAGACAAGCAATTTCGCTCTTCTTGAAGGATTGAATTTTTGCATCCTGAAGTCGGCTGCAAACTTCGTTCCCTCTACGAAGAACATAACCGGTCACAACATTTGGCGTGTTGCTAACAACAGCTAAAGTGGTGCGAATCGGCTTTGAGTGACTACCCTTATAAAAGAACTTCCAAACTGGAAGGTTTCTGACTAACTTTACTGACATGTTGAACTCCTTTCTAAGAGTTTTTGGTTTCAACGAGATATAATATAATCTAAACTAAACACTGAGTCAATACTAATCAACTATTTTCAATCATCATTCGAATATTATCTGCATCTGCTCTACTATCTAATATTTGATCTTCTAGGAAAAGTTCAATATATTTTCCATCGATTTTGTCATCGCCACCATTTTCTTGAAACTTACAAACATCTTCAATTCTTTGCACATAATTCTCTACAACCTGATCTTCCATTCTTAAAGCCTCAGACAATATTTCTTTGGGGCAAGAAATATTATTTTTAAATTCTGCAATCTTGGTTGGAACAGATTTTTTTAAGTTTCTTCTTTTTATTAGACCATGAAGAACTCTTTTAAATTGTTCAACATGCTCCATTTCCTCTTGAGCTTGCTTTAAAAGAAATTCACCTATTTCTTCTCTATGCAAACTGGTAATAGAGGTCGCAGATTGCAGATAAAAATTCCAATGACTGTATTCTCTGCTAAGATCTTGCGATAGAAGGTCGAAAATTTGATCTATATTCATTTGTTATTAGCCTCAAAATAAGGGTCGTTGTTTTCATCAAATCCAGTAATCTTTATGTTACCATATAGAAAATTTTTAATCAATATGCTTCCTACATTAACCATTGTTACCCAATTAACAACTCTTGTTATATCACTTATTTCGGATATTCCTTGAGTAACACAAGCTAATATAATTTCATCTAGCTGTTCTTTAGAAACGGACTTGTATTCCATCTCTTCTTCGTACCAATGTAAGTCATCCGCTGGTATTATTTTATTAATTATATCTTGTGGATTCATTTATTTAATTACTCACTTTCTTAAATAATAGTATACAAAAAAAATTGCATTAAACAATTTTAATTAGGCGAGATGTTATTTTTTCTTGTCCCAATCCTCTAATTTCTTTTTTGTAAAAAAAGAAACAGCGGCTTGTAAAATTCCTGCAATAATAGCCTTCGCTATAAGGTCTAGAGTTAGAACAGTGGTTATAAATTTTTTCTTTATTTTCATTTTAATCTATATATTATAGAATATATGGAAGAATCAAATAAATTACCAGAAAATTTAATTTACCCTAAAATATCATTCGAAGAGTTTTACCATAAATTCAAAACTGTTCGAGAAATGATCCATGATAAAGAATGGAAAGAAGTTTTTTCCATATATTATGAGCTTGAGGAGTCTGAATTAGACATACCAGTTGGAGAATCAACTAATGATCTAAACTCTTTGCCCCCCGAAAAACAAATAGAAGAAGTTATTAAATGTGCTAAAAGCTTTTTTTATTGGTGTCACCGGTATGTTAAAATATTGCATCCAACTTTCGGAACAATACCATTCGTTCCTTATAAGTACCAAAGACAAGTTATAAGAGAATATGAAAATAAAAGATTTAATATGATCTCTAAATTTAGACAGGGAGGCATTACAACCTTGACTGTTTTGTGGGGATTGTGGAAATGCATGTTTCAAAAAGATCAACAAATATTCGTTCTATCAAAAACAGATCGCGAAGCTCTGGCCGCAGGAGAAATTGCAAAAAGAGCTATGGATAATTTTCCTTATTGGCTATATGACCAAAATAATAGCGACATCACAAAGCATGAAAAAAAGTTCGATGATATAGGATCAAAAATATGTTTCTATACCCCAGAGGCCGCTCGTGGTAAGTCAGCTACATACATCATAATTGATGAAGCTGCTTTTATTGACAAAATGGAAGATCACTGGAAAGCTATGTACCCAGTAATCGCAACCGGAGGACATATAGAAATAATCTCTACCGTTAATGGAATAGGAAATTGGTATGAGGAAACCTATCACGAAGCAGAAGCTGGAAGAAATTTTTTCAATATAATAAATTTAGATTACTGGGAGCACCCAGTATATGCCAATCCTGATTGGGCACAGGCTATGAGAGCCAACTTGGGAGAAAAAGGATGGGAGCAAGAAGTTCTTAGAAATTTTCTAGGATCCGGAGATACTTATGTTTCTTCCAAAGTAATTAGTCAACTAGACAGATCTACCAGAGGAAATTCACCAATAAGAACAGCATTTGAAAAATGGACAAATGAAGAACAGAAAAGAAACAATCATGATTCAGGAGCCTTATGGATTTGGAAAGAGCCTTTGGATGGGCATGAATATATTATAGGAGCCGACTCTGCTGAAGGAGTTGGTCAAGATGGAGACAACTCTTGTTTTCAAATTATAGACGCAATAAGTTTAGAACAAGTAGCCGAGTTTTATAGTAATTTGGTGCCTCCTCATGTTTTTGCTCAAATTATTAATCAAATAGGAATTTATTATAATACTGCTACCGTGGTTGTTGAAAGTAATGCAATCGGAGGGGCAATATTAAATAGTTTAACAAATGATATGGCGTACGAAGCAATATATTACGAGCATAAAAAAGGGATAGCAAATAAGCCAGGAATAAAAGTGGGTTCATCTAATAGGCCTTTGCTTTTAGAATGTATGCAGCATCGTCTTGTAAATCAAACTGTAAAATTAAATAGCACTCGTTTAGTAAATGAATTAAAAACTTTTATATTTAGTCCACAGAAAAAAAGAGCAGAAGCAATTAAAGGAAAACATGATGATGCCATTATGTCTTTTTGTATAGCTCTTTACATAAGAGATGAAAATATAAGAGGAATTCCGATAGGCGGAGACACAGAAGATATGGTAAAAATATTAAAAAACAATTCTTATGATGAAATAAAAAGAGAAGTTTTAGAAGGAGGGGTTGAAAATTGGTTCAATGACGAATCTGCTCAGCCTCCTATCGAATATAGTGCTCAATTTGATTTCGAAATTAAAAGACAAAATGATAAAATCCTCAAAGAGTTTGGTTGGTAAATTATTAGTTTATTATGAGAAATATAAAAGAAATTAAAAAATTGCTACAACAATCTTTAGATCTGTTGCCACTAGAAATTACTAGTAGACATATTCGAAGCCACTTGGAAATGGCAATTAAAGAAATTAAAGAAATTGAAAAAATAAAATTTGGAAAAAAATAAAAAATACAATGAAATAAAATATTTAGAAAATAATATATATAATTACGTAAAAAGGATTTTTACAATACAAGGAGGTTATAGAATGAAGGACTCATTGGATTCTATTAGAAAAGCAAGAAATAAATTAAAAAAACTTTCAATGCGATCTTCTTATGGGCCGGATACTTTTACAACAATCAATGTGAATGGTAGCTCGATCCCAGAAAGATGGTGCCCAGAAGTAACATCTAAGGTAAGATTAAAAGATCTTCCAGACATTATTTCTGAGAAAGTTATAAATATTAATGGCGGAACACCTTAATTTAGACAACCAAAAAGGAGAAAGAATAATGGCAGTAGAAACATTGATTCAGTTTAGAAGAGGAGCGGCACAAACTTGGAATACCGTAAATCCAGTGCTAAGTGCTGGCGAACCAGGATACGAAACAGATTCAGGCAAGTTTAAACTTGGCGATGGAACAAAAACTTGGACACAATTAAGCTATGCTTCAGACGCAACTGACTTGACTGGCGGCGGAGAAATCGACGGAAATCTAGTAATCACCGGAGACTTAACAGTCGAAGGAACAACAACAACAATCAACAGTACAACTGTTACTGTTGATGACAAAAATCTTGAATTAGGAAGCACAGGAACTCCAACTGACGCAACTGCTGATGGTGGTGGAATAACTCTCAAGGGAAGCACAGACAAGACATTCAATTGGGTAGACTCAACAGATTCATGGACATCAAGTGAACACATAAATGTTGCTTCTGGCAAAGTTTATAAAGTAAATGGAACCGAAGTTTTGAGTTCATCAGCATTAGGATCAGGAGTAACATCTTCATCACTAACAAGCGTTGGAACAATAACAAGTGGAACATGGACAGGCTCAACTATAGCTCTCGCCAATGGTGGAACAGGAGCAACCGATGCCGGAACTGCTAGAACCAATCTCGGCGTTGCAATCGGAACTGACGTTCAAGCTTATGATGCAGAATTGGCTGCTTTAGCAGGACTTGTTAGTGCTGCCGATAAAATGCCATACTTCACAGGAAGCGGAGCCGCTAGTCTTGCTGATTTCACAAATTTCGGTAGAACTTTAGTTGACGATGTTGATTCATCGGCAGCTAGAACAACCCTCGGTGTTGTAATCGGAACTGACGTTCAAGCTTATGATGCAGAATTGGCCGCTTTGGCCGGTTTGACATCTGCTGCCGACAAGCTCCCATACTTCACAGGAAGCGGAGCAGCTAGCGTTGCTGATTTCACAAATTTCGGCAGAACTTTAGTTGACGATGTTGATTCATCAGCAGCTAGAACAACCCTCGGTGTTGTAATCGGAACTGATGTTCAAGCTTATGATGCAGAATTGGCCGCTTTGGCAGGACTTGTTAGTGCTGCCGATAAAATGCCATACTTCACAGGAAGCGGAGCAGCTAGTCTTGCTGATTTCACAACCTTTGGTAGAAGTTTAGTTGACGATGTTGATTCATCAGCCGCTAGAACAACTTTAGGCGTTGTAATCGGAACTGACGTTCAAGCTTACAATGCTACATTGGCGGCTGTTGCCGGAGGAACCTACACTGGCGATGATTCCATCACCACACTAGGAACAGTCGGAACAGGAACATGGCAAGCAACAACCGTAGGCGTTGCTTACGGTGGTACAGGACTAAGTGCCTACGATGCTGGCGATTTGGTCTATGCAAGTGGTGCTACAACCCTCAGCAAACTAGCTAAGGGAACAGCAAAGCAATTCCTCAAGATGAATGCTGGTGCAACTGCCCCAGAATGGTCAAACAGCTTGGACGGCGGAACTCCATGAGTTCAGCTATAAAAGCTTAGGTCTAAATTAAAAAATTAAACCCTCCTGAGCAGTCGGGAGGGTTTATTTTTTTAATTTTTCAAACAATAATTACATTGTATTTTACTACTATAATTATATTCGTAGATTAAAATTATTTTATTAGAACTCTCTATTTATGGACTAGAAAATGCCAAGAGAAAACAACATACAACTAAGAAGAGGATCATCAGAAAATTGGACCTCAATAAATCCAGTTTTAGATTCTGGCGAAATAGGCTATGAATCCGATACGGGGAGATTTAAGATAGGCAATGGGTCTAGTTCTTGGGGGATTTTATCATATGCATCGCCTAAAAATTTAAGTGAACTATCAGATGTGACGATTAATAATTTGTCTAACGGTCAATTTTTAACATATAATTCTACTAGTAGATTTTGGGAAAATAAAACAATACAAACGGGACTAATAAGAAATAATGATAGTTCCCAAGTAGGAATCTACTCTAATGCTGGAGGTAGTAATTGCAATGCCTTGGGGGATTACAGCTTAGCTGTTGGAGGCAATGTAAATACTTATGGCGATTATAGCGTAGCTTTTGGGTATGAATCACAAACCAATTCTGATTACAGTTTTGCTTTCGGTAAAGGAGCTAAAACAAGAGTTTATGGACAACAAGCATCTTCTTCTGGCTATTTTTATAATTTAGGAGATGCTCAGTATTCCAGATACCACTTGAGAACAGAAACAACAAATGCAACGCCTAGGGAATTGACAGTTGATGGAGCAAATGCAAATTCATCGAATAGATTATTCATATCTCCCAAAAGCTCCTGGACTTTTGAAATTAAATTATCAGCATACAATTACACAGATAATTTAGGAGCTTCATTTATTATTAAAGGTTCAATAAAAAGAAATAATTCTAATTCAACTACATTAGTAGGATCTGTTTATACAGATCAATTTTATGATAACGGAATGAGTTCTTGCTTGGTTTCTGTCGAGGCAGATGACACTAATGAATCACTAAAAATTAGTGTCACGGGAATAGAGAATAAAAATATCTTGTGGTGTTCTGTTGTAGAGTCTAACGAGGTAAGGAAAGCTACCGTAGGGTTGGATGATGATTACGAATCTGTTTGAAACTAAATAATAAAAGTTTACTATAAATGTCTAGAGAAAATAACATACAATTCAGAAGAGGCTCGTCAAATTCCTGGAAATCTGTCAATCCAACACTAAATGACGGAGAAATAGGCTTTGAATCAGATACTTTAAATTTTAAAATTGGAGATGGAAGTTCAGATTGGAATTCTTTGTTATACGCTGTTTCTACAAAAAAAATACAAGAATTTCAAGATTTAAATATAAATTCAAATAATAATAATCAAGTATTAGTTTATAAAAATAATATTTGGAAGCCAGGGGTTGTTGATGGATTGATTAGAGCCGAAACAACTCCCCAATCAAACTATTCGAATGAAGGCGGACAAAACTCAAATTGTTATAAAAATAATGGGTTGGCAATAGGATATGGATCAAATTCAAATGGCAATGAAAGCTTTGCTTTAGGATTAAATTCAAAAACAAACTCAGAATTTAGTTTTGCAATTGGAAATTCATCAAAAACAAGAATCGCGGGGCAGTCTTCTTCGTCCTCTGGGCATTTTACGAATTTAGGGGATGCTCAGCAAGCTAGATGTCAAATTAGATCGGAAACAACTGATAGTTCGACAAAAGAACTAACTGTAGATGGGAATTCTCCTTCACAAAATAATATTTTAATTATTTCTCCAAGAACCACTTGGGTTTTTAAGATAAACATATCAGGATACGAACAAAATTCTGCGTCTTTGATATCTTTTAGTTTTTCAGGGTCTATTAGAAGAGATAATTCGAATGAAACAAAAATTTTAGGCTCAGTAATTAAAAATAAAAATTGCGATATCTCTTTAGATTCTTGTGATGCGAATATTTTTGCTGATGACGAAAATGAATCATTAAAAATTGAAGTTAATGGAATTGATGGAAAACAAATACTATGGAGTGGAACAGTTGATATTTGTGAAGTTAGAAAATCAATCTCAAGTGGAAACTTCCAAGGAGATAATGATTTTGACTTGAGCACTCAAGTAATTTCTATCACTCCCACCTTAACAAAAACACTCACAAAAACTCCAACTCCCACACTAACCTCAACACCAACACTAACCTCAACACCAACGCTAACTTCAACACCAACGCTAACTTCAACACCAACGCTAACTTCAACGCCAACACTAACTTCAACGCCAACACTAACTTCAACGCCAACAGTAACGCCAACCGCGACAACTACCACAACGCTCACACAGACACAGACCCCCACCACCACACCCACACAGACACAGACCCCCACCATCACACCCACCCAGACTAACACCCCGACACTCGTCCAATACTTCTCTCCATTGAACCTGATAGGAAGCACGGCCTACACGAATCCCGGAGAGGTGGAACTGAGATGGATTGAGCCAAGCATATCAGGCATAACCGGCTATCTGGTCCAATATCAACTAGACGTTTCGGTCGATTCTTTGGGTTGGAGAAATTGGACGACAAGACCGGGAGCCAGTTCCATTTCTGCGAGAATATCCGGACTTCCTGCAGGGAACAGCTTCAGTTTTAGGGTTGCGGCGACGACCTCTTCCGGCATTGGCGAGTTCAGCCCGTATGCCTATTGGGAACTTATCAATCAAAGCACCGGCCTGCCGAATTTTTCATTCTCCAATTCCGTAGGAGGCGGTTTGGACGTCGTCGGAACCGGCATATCTGCACCCACAAACTTGATCGGCATTCCCGGCAACAACAGGGTAATAGTAACGTTCGACAAACCGACAAATGACGGCGGCAACCTTGTATTTTACCTAGAATACGAATATTCAACCAATTCTGGATCCACATGGCTATCTGCAACCAATTACAATCTGGTCCAAGTCGGTGATGCAAATTTTATCTCTTTCCCCGCCGCGAACGGAACCAACTACTCAGTCAGGATAAGGTATCTTAGCTCGTTGTCTGGAACCAACTTCCCGGTTTACGGGGACTGGGCGGTCGTGAACAACATAACCCCTAGCTCAAACGTATCCCCGAACATAGTCATTAAGACCCAACCCTACACTGAAGCCGTCTATGCCAAGGCGCTGGCGGGACTAGGCGGAGAAATCATCTTCGAAGCCGGAGCCTACGCCACCAATTCGAGCGTCACTTGGACTTGGGAGAGTTCCTTCGATGGCGGCCAGACGTGGACCGAAGTGCCAGCCAGTGACAACTACATTGCTTTCCCGAACAGCAATACTTTGAAATACAAGTACCGTTCCTTTAATTTGGACAACAACGGCCGGGGGGGAGAAGGCTGGACAATATTGGCTTTCGATGACGTCACCCTGGAGGATAACGGAAGGATGTTCAGGGCCAAGGCATCGGCACCGGATTGCTCGCCGGTGTATTCCAACCAAGTCGCCATCAAGGTCGTGAATATATACAACTATTACAACTTCACCCCCACCCCAACGCCCACCATGACGTTGACGCAAACCTTTACCAGCACGCCAACACTGACCAAGACGCTCACCAGAACCCCCACCTTGACCAATACGCCTACCCTGACCAATACCTTGACCAATACGCCTACTCTGACCAGGACTCTGACCACTACGCCTAACCTGACCAGAACTCCGACACTAACACCAACATCAACAAGAACACTAACTCCAACAAGAACACTAACTTCAACACCAACATCAACAAGAACACTAACTCCAACAAGAACACTAACTTCAACGCCAACATTAACTTCAACATCAACGCCAACACTAACACCAACTTCAACGCCAACATTAACTTCAACACTAACATCAACAAGAACACTAACGCCAACAAGAACACTAACTTCAACACCAACATCAACAAGAACACTAACGCCAACAAGAACATCAACAACAACTCCGACACTAACAAGAACATCAACAACAACTCCGACACTAACAAGAACACTAACGCCAACAAGAACATCAACACCAACTCCTACGCAAACACTTACACTAACGCCTTCTTTCGGATCTCAACCAACGCTTATGGCCATGAACATTGGTAGCTGGGGGGATCCTCATATGTATATCAGAGCACCACAAACATTAAATCCTAACAACTATACATCAGGAAAGTTTTTTGCAAAGTGGGATGACAATTCAAGCACGAATGAAATACTTTTATTAAATTTACAAACCACAACGGATACTGTTAGAATTTTTTATAAACCAAGACTTTGGACAATGCCGCTGGCATTTGGAGCCAAAGTTATAGAATCCATACGGGTAGAATGGAGTTATAACTTAAATGATGTTCCTACATTCTACTCTACAACATATACAAATACCGCTTATGTAACCGCTGGACCTGTTACTATTTCTATAGTAAAGATAGGAAGCGGAAATGCCTCGTATCTTTCATTTGAAATGAAATGGAACCAAATTTCAAATTTGGTGAAATTTGGTGGAGCTATAAGTGTAGTTCTAAGAAAAGTAGTAGCTCAAGGGGGTTTTTGGTCTTCTTTATTTGGACCAACAGTCGATGGATTTGGAGTCGCTGGTAGTGCTTACGGTCTTACTAGAGGAAGCTTTGAAACTCTTAGCTTCAATGCCCAAACAGATGTCGGATTAAGTGAAAATGAGATTAATGGTCTTGGTGGTGCTCTTGAAAATTTAGTATATCAAGATATGACTGGCAATATGGAGCATAATGGAGAAAGTGTTGAAATTTGGGACTCAACATGGGAAGGAGATGGAAGCGAAGGAGATGAAGGCGTTAAAGGAATTAAGAATGCTTATAGTAATTTTGGAACGCTTGATAATTATCTTGCCGACCTTGTCATAAACCAGAACGTTATTGTAGAAGGTATGGATGAAACTACAGCAAATGATATTATTACAAATTTCACTCAAAATGAAGTTTCTCAAGATTATGGCCCCTACTCTCCATTTAGAAAATATTCAATAAATTCAGAAGCTCCAAAGATCAAAGAAGTAAATTCTATAAAATATAAATCTCCAAATAAACGAGACATAGCTGTTTGTTTAGCAATTTTTTCTCCAGAACAATCAAAAAATTTATTAAATAATTATAATATAATTAAAAATAAATTAGATGAAGCCAAAATTCCTAATTACACAATAGAATTAACTTATAATAATAAAAATTTAATAAAAGATCCATTTGTAAGATTAAATACAAGTTCTATAATGTTTCATAAAGAAAATTTATGGAATATTTTGGCAAATAAGATATCAAAAAGATATAAAAAATTAGCATTCTTAGATACAGATATAATTTTTACTAATCCAGATTGGTATAATGAGTTATCTGTAACTTTGGATTCAAACAATATAGTTCAGCCCTTTGAATCTGCGATGTGGCAAAATTCAAAAGGCGAAATAGAATATGACAATCCTTGTTCTGCTCAATTTATAGGATTAAATAATAAACTAGACTTTTCAACATGTCATCCTGGGTTTGCTTGGGCAATGACAAGAAGTACATTTGATAAAATTAATGGGTTTTACGAATATCAAGTTCTTGGCGCTGGCGATGCGCTATTTGCAATGGCATTAAATAAAAATGAATTTCTGCCGGAGCAATATGGATATCATAGTTCTTTAGTGGATTCTTACAATAAGTATTTGAATAATATAAAAAATATTAACTTAAAAATAAGCTATTTAGAATCTTGCAACGCAGTTCACTTATATCACGGATCATTAGAAAATAGAAATTATGGTAAAAATAAAGCACCAGAAAAACTAGAATTTGACATATCTAAAGATGGATTACTAGAATGGAAAGATTTAAAAAATAATGAAATTATAATATCTAATTTCAAGAATAGAAAAGAAGATGATTATATAATTAATGAATAATTAAGGAGGATTGTTAATGATATATGAATCAATTGGAAAATTGAAAATAAGTGGATGTGCAGTTAAACGTGTAATTAAAAAATTCGAAACATACTTTCCTGTTGGATCTAAAGCTTGGATAAAGAAAAAAGCTAAAATTGGAAAGCTAGAAACAATCTTTATAAAAAAAGTATACAGAACAATTTCGGAAAATTATAGCTATCAGGGAATCCAACCTGTCATAACATATGTGGATACTTTTAATAGAGTTTGGCTAGAGGATGAACTAACCTGGGAAGAAAACGCAATTGATTTTGCTAAAATTCATTGGATAAGAGTTAGAAACTTTGCTGAAAATCAGCTAATAAATAATTGTCCGCCAGAACCACCTTGCGGAACCTAAACTTCAACAAAAATTGCTTCTCCCCAAGATTTATTCTGGTTTGCTACGTATTCTTTTGAGTGAGCAATTTTTAATAACAAAGATTCACTTATAGATTTTGTTTTTTCTATATTCTTGTTCATACAATTTCTTGTTCTTATTTCATTGCTATGAGATACGCAAGAATTATATTTGCCATCCTGTACGACCAACTCAAGATTATTTTGCATTCTACATCTGTATTGAAAATTTGTATCATCCAAGCCCCAGCCAACCGAAAAGCTTTCATCATATCCATTGACTGAATAAAAATGGTCTTTCTTACAAGCAATCATTCCACAACACCCATCATTGCCAAAATTATCACTAGAATTTGACGCAACTATAATTTTATCATTTCTATTGAATAAATCAAAAAGATACTCACAGTAATTTTCACATAAAATGTTGTCAGAGTCTAAATTAACAATTATATCACCAGAAGATTTCTTGTAGCATATGTTTTTGGCATGAGCAGCACACCAATATTTTTGATCTATTACTTTATAGTATTTTACTAAATTATCATCTAAAAATTCAGATAAATTTTTTTTTACCCATTCGTCTAAGTTGTCATTGCTGCTATAGTTTAGCAAAACAAATTCTCGATCAGCATAAGATTTGGTGTTTTTTATGCTATTAAAATAGGTTTTTTCTAAGTGAAAAAGCCTATTCATACACGTTGTACAAAAAGAAATTTTCATTTTTTAATAAAGAAAGCAACTATAGTCATTCTGATATGATCCCCAGCATCTTTATCAACTCTATTGATAGAGTGCCAAACTCCGCCTTTAGTCAAAACAAGTCTATTCGGCTTACAAGTAATATACTGGCCGCATCCATAATACTCCAAAAATTTATCTTCAAACGTGTGATTTATACTAGGATCTGGCACTCTTCCTTCTCCTTCTATTTTTGGAGTTCTTGCAATCATCAACTCACCACCCCAAGTAGAAGCCCAGTAGTCATGACAATAAAAAATCCCAGCAGCAACGTAACCCTTATCATTATGCCAACTTAATTTTGTTTCTCTTCCATATAGATAACACCTCAATGTTAATTCGTCCCAATCTTCAGGGCATATTTTTGGATTTTGCTTAGAAATTTCTTTGAAGTAAGTAGCCATACATGACATATAGTTGTCATTTAGAATTGGCTCATTAGCTTTATAGGTATAAGACTTACTTCCCATAGGCATCCCATCAGAAATCCGCCAAACCTTTAGCCAACGCTCAATATGGGGAATAGAATACTCTTCTGATTGAGCGGAAGAATTCAAAGCACTAAATTCTTGACTATTTAAAAATTCATCATAAACAACAAATTCATCAGCATCTAAAGTTTTATTCATGGTCTAATAATCTCCAAATTATTTAAATGATAATAATATTTTTCAAAACAATCTTCTGTTTTCAATAACAAAGATTCTTCGAATTGATTAGGTTTTCTATCATCTTCTCCATCTATTTTATCATGTTTTAATGGTTCAATCAATCCTAAATAATTTTGAATTACTTCAAAAGATTTGCCATCCATTAATTCATCATAGGTTATCAACACAGAATTTTTAGTTTGTTTTGCCATTTCATAAATTCTTCTAAGTCTAAACCTGTAGTAACTAATTGCACTTTGTTTGCTATAATTTCTATGATTAAAACAAATTTCATTTAAAGATTGGCGTGGTGATCTGATAACATAAATAAATTTACAAATATTATAGAATAATTTACAAGAAAAACTCTGATTGTACAGTAAATGATCACCATAAACAGATCCAGAAGAACTTCTATATTTGTGAAATTTATATAAAAATTCTAGACTTTCAACGTTATTATATTGATGATTAGAAGATAAAATAGTACATCTAGGATTATTATTGAGAATTTTTACTAAATAATCTGAGTTGGAACCTAAATGACTTACTACAAAAGCAACCTTCTTCATAACTATAATATAGTGAATATATAAATAAAAGAGGTATTCTAAATGGCCTGGTGGGATTTTTATAAACTTTGGACCTATGAATTTGAAAATGGCCCTATAGAAAAGGCGAATTTTAATAATTCTCAATTAACAGGGGCAGGCGTTACTGTGCCTGATGCCATGCCCGATTTAAGAGGGGAAATTTGGAATGGCGGTACAAAAGGCCAAATTAGACTACACGATAGTAATGATTTTATAGACTTATCCACAGTAACAAACAGGCAGTCAAGATACAAAGAATACGAAAGACTAAGAAATGTTGCAGAAATAGAAATGGCAATGACGGTTATTGCAGATGAAGCTTGCATCGCCGGGGAAACCCGAATAGCAACATTATTCGAAGGCTATGTTACAATTGAAAAATTAGCAGCAAGATGGAAAAAAGAACAACATCCATTTTTAGTTTATTGTTGGGATTTTGAAAAAGAAGATTACACTTTGGGTTGGGCTTTTGATCCTAGGTTTGTTAAAAAATCAAAAACAGTAAAAGTAATACTAGATGACGGAAGCTATTTTGTAACAACAGATGATCACAGAATTCTTGATATTAATCAAAATTGGGTTCATGCCGGAGATTTGAAAAAAGGCTCAGAACTCACCCCATTCTATAAAGTAAATCCAAACAGATACCTCAATAATATTAAAACAAATCAGTTTTCAAGAATAAAAACATCAAAAGGATGGATTCATGAACGCCAATTTATAGATGAATGGAAAAACGGATCAGATAAAAGATATGAAAAAATAAATAAGGCCGTGAGATTGCTAACAGAAGGAGCTACAACAAAACAAACAGCAGAAATATTAGGACATCAATGGCAAACAGTTGAATCTTGGATCAAAAAAGAAGGATTTACTTTAAAAGAAATAAGATGGCTAGCTGAAAAAGAAGACAGAAGAAGAGTAATAGGAATTTATCCTTACGGCGAAATGAATGTTTATGACCTGTCTGTAAAGGATCATGAAAATTTCTGTACCGACTCTACAGTAATGCACAACTGCCAAAAAGATGACAAAGGAAATGCTTTTTTAATTAATTGCAAGAATCAAGAGGTTGTAAAAGAACTCGAATTTTTATGCTTCAACAGAAATATGCTGAATTTAAATAGAAAAATTTGGCAAATGACCAAGAGGCTGTGCATATTTGGGGATGGATTTTATGAATTGATAACAAATTTAGATAGTCCAAAAGATGGAATATTAAAAATTCAAGAATTACCACCCGATTCAATGTATAAAATTGTCACGACAAAAGGCAAAGTAGTCGAATATCAACAATCAAAAGAAGGCCCGGATTATCAAGGTCTAACCAGAGGAAATATAACTCAACAATCTGAACTAGAACTTCAGCAATCAACGGCAATAAGATTCGCTCCACAACAAGTGACCCATATCTACTTGGGAGAAGATAGAAAAACATTCTACCCATACGGACAATCGCTTATAGAACCAGCAAGAGGGCCTGCACATCAACTAAGACTAATGGAAGACGCTATGCTCGTCTATAGGCTAAGCAGAGCACCAGAAAGAAGAGTTTTTTATATAGACGTAGGACAACTTCCACCATTCAAAGCAGAAGCTTTCGTTGATCGAATGAAAGATCAATTTAGAAAAAAGAAGGTAGGAACAAACCAAGGAACCGGAGCAAATGCTGTTGAAGAAAGATGGCACGCCCCAGCTGCAGACGAAGATTATTGGATTCCTCTAAGACCAAATGCAAATACAAGAGTGGAAACTTTGCCTGGTGCCCAAAATCTAGGCGAAATTGATGATGCTTTATATTTTAGAAATAAATTATTTACCGCTCTTAATTTCCCTAAAAATTATTTTAACGTAGAAGACCCAGGCTCAACAAGAATAACATTATCTGCTCAGGACGCAAGATTTGCAAGAATGGTGGAAAGAATTCAATCTAGCATTGAAGATGGAATTGTTGAAATATGCGAAAGACATTTGCAAATGAGAGGATTTCCTTTTGAAAGTTTTGAAGATTTGAACATACAAATGACCCCTCCTTCAGCATGGAAAGAACTAAGCGAAGCAGAAATAATGAATAATAGAATAAATGCAGTAACAACGCTAAAAGGCTCATTAATTATGAGTGATTACGATTTATTAACTAAGTTTATGAAGCTGCAACCGGCGGATGTTGAAAGAATAGTTTCTAGAAATAAGATACAAAAACTTGAAGAACTTAAGCTGCAAATAATTGGTCAAAATCCACAACTGCTCGGCGTTGGAACCCCAGGACAACAATCTAATTCAGAGATTGGAGCAGAAAGTTCAGGGCCTAATCCAATGATAGGATTGGATGGACCAAATCCAGATCAAGGAGAAACTGGTGCACCAGAGCAAGGGGAAGAAACACCACAAGATCAAGAAACAGAACAGCCAGAAATGAGTTCTGATGCAGAGTTAGAAGAGCCAAGTGAAGAAGATATCAAAAAATATGATCTTGGAATAGAAGATTATAACGATGTTATTGATGACGAAGAAATAGACTGGAGCGAGGAGACCTAAAGTTCTCCATTCCCATAATTAGAATCAGAAGCATTTTTAGAAATAACATCAGGCTCAGAATTATTTTTAGAATTATTTAATTCATCAATAATGCCCTTTATATCAGGGTCTTTATAAGATAATTTATCAAAAAAATCTTTTATTTCAGGGTTGTATCGTTCCCAAGACAAAGCTATTAATTTATTTAATAAGTTTTGGAAATGATTATTGTTTTCGATAAATTCTTTATAGGTTTTAAACATAATAATAAAAATTTAGAAACAGTAATGATAAAAATTTAATATCAGCTGCATACTATAGATATAGTGTATGTAGTAAATTTTGCACTAAATTTGTTTAAAACAATTAAGAAGTTCGAACGAACCGCTAAGGAGTAATTTAGCTATGAAGAGAAAACTCATTGAATTTGATGTCTTTGAAAGAATTAAAAAAGACTCCCTCTCAAATGCACAAAGAGAACTTGAAGAGGCATCACTATACTTGGCAAAAGCTCTAAATTTAGAATCTGTGGAACTAAATTGCTATGGATCAGAAGATGTCATCTATGAATCAGTAGATGGAACATATGTTCACGCCAATTATAAACTAGATAATGGATTTATCGAATTCGACAATATACAAGAATTAATAATCAACGAAGAATCAGAAAGAGCCAAATCACACCAAACTCTTTCAGAAATGCTAGATTGCCTTATTGAATCAAAAGAAAAAGAAGCAGAAGATCTTTTCGCTGAGTGGGCAGAATTGCCAGGAACAAAAAGAATATTTACAGAAGCTAGAAAGAAAAGAATTGTTTGTAGAGCTTCAAAAAATGGCGCTCCAAAATGTGGCCCTGTCATGTGGAATGACACACCCAAACGCCGCCAAAGTGCAAAAGTGAAACTCGCCAGAGCCAAAGGAAGGAAAAAAGCAAACCTAAAAAGAGGGGCTTCAAGAAAAAAAATATGGGATGCTACTAGAGGAAGAGCAAAAGCAGCTATCGGAAAGATGGTAAAAGAATGGAATGTTTTGGCAGAAAATGTTATGGGTTATGTAGATCATTATGAAAATGGCCCAACAATTCAAAATACAAAAGTAAAAAATAATGAATCTGGTGATGTTGTTTCAGTAAGAATTCCAACAGCCAAAACAAGAAATGAAGCAAAAATACTTCAATTCAATTGGAAAACCTTAAACACAGACGTTGTTGTAAAAAGAGGCGAATCCAAGAAAATACATGAAGATGTAAATTTTGCCAGAGAAATCGCAGAAATAAAGAAACAAAACGCTCTATCAGACGAGAAATATTTAGAGGAATCTTTGGAGAAAACAGCATCAAATTGGCCACAAGTTCTATATCTAACTCAAAATGAATTAGCAGAACAAGTAAAGAAGTCATTAGAACTACTAGATGCTAAAAATTATGATGATCAAACATGTGAATTCATCGCAGAAGGATTATTGAGAACGGCTCACGAATCTTTTGTTGATAGAGTAGCAAAAATTCTCAGACTTGCCGGTGCTAAAGTTAATGAAAGTGCTGCAGATCCATATGTCGAATTCAAAAACATAGTTGAAACATATTATAAGAATTTAGATGAATCAACATCTCTTGAAATGCAAGTATTTGTTGATTTATATGAAACTCTTAGAAACGTTCATGAAATTGCCAAAGAAGATCAAAATCAAGAGCTAGCTGAAGAAGTATCTGAGTATCTTGATGAATTGTTGCCAGTAATCACAAGACAATCTGAACCATCCTTAGAGTTGGCTTCAGAAGCAGCTTGCTGGCTCTATGATCTAGTTGAAACAAATCTAGAAAGCATGAGCTGGGAAGAAGATAAGCCATTCGTAACGGCAAGCGGAGAACACCCAGCTTTAGCTAGAAAAGCCAAAATGGGATACTCACCAGCCAGTGATTTCTCAGGAGATTACGGAAACTTGCCATCAGCAAGTCAAGGCAAAGGCAGAGATGCCAGCGTAGCTGACGAGTTGGCAAATAAAGGTCCATCAAATGAAGGTGGAGAGGGCATTTATCCAAGCTTAGATAATCCATATCTTCTAAAGAGTGGAGATTATAAGATCAAGGGCGAAGTTGATGTTGACTCAGACTCAGGTCAACTCGCTCATTGGGGAAGTTCGGATACTTGGCCCAATTTACAAAATCCATATGTAAAACAAGGTGAAGTTGCTAAGGACGTAGAATAAACTTAAGGAGACATTCATGCACATTTTACTTGAACATGATATAACTCCTGGAACAGTTTATGAAAACCAACTGATTCTTGGAGGTGGT